GCATCTGTATCGGATCGTGGCTCGGTTCTACGATGATGGCAGCGTGCATCGCCGGTTTGATGCGAGGCAGCGACAATTCGAGAATCTGGCCAACCTCACTACAGATCCAAAGCAGAAGAGCTTGTTTGAGCAGCGGGCTATGGCTACCCGCAACGCCAAAGACAACTCAATCGTCCGTATCGATCCAGTGAGTTTCTTCACCAAGTATATTTTCGTACCGTCCCCCGATGGTGGATTCTACGGATTAGGGCTCGGCTCCCTGCTCGGCCCTGTCAATGAGGCTGTCTCCACTCTCCTCAACCAGCTAATTGATGCTGGCACGATGCAGACCACTGCCGGTGGCTGGATGGCCCGTGGCGCTCGAATGAAGGCAGGAAAAACCAGCTTCGATCCGTTTGAATGGAAGCATGTGGACTCCACTGGGGATGACCTGCGGAAGTCGATCATGCCTCTGCCGGTAAATGCTCCAAGTGATGTGTTGTTTCAGCTGCTCGGGGTGTTGATCCAGTATGGTGAGAAGATCAGTTCAGCTACCGATATTATGACTGGCGTTTCTCCGGGGCAGAACACTCCAGCAACTACCTCTCAGGTGACTGTCGAGCAGGGCATGATGCTGTTTTCCGGCATCTACAACCGGATGTATCGTAGTTTCCGGCATGAACTGACCATTCACTATCAACTCAATCGGACCTTCTTTCAGCATTCTCCACGATACTGGGAACTGACTCAGGGCCCTGACGCGATTCTGCAAGAGGATGACTACCAGCAAAGCAGCTTCCGAGTGTTCCCTTCAGCTGATCCGTCTGTCTTGAGCATGTCACAGAGAAAAGAAAAAGCCAGCCAACTCGTGCAGGCTGCCCTCACCCCAATCGGAGCCCTGTGGGACAAAGCTGTTGTCTCTCGCAAGTGGCTAGAAGCTAACGAATGGGATGTTGAGGAGATCTTTCCTGATCCGCAAGGCCCACGTGCGATCAAACCACCGGTTGATCCGAAGTCTGCTATCGCGCAGGCCAAGCTGCAGCAAGAACAGCAGGAACATCATGATGACATGATGCTTCAGGTAGCTGAATTGCAGGGCAAGCTCAAACTCAACGATGCTGAGATCCAGAAGCTTCGGGCGGAAGCGGAGAAGCTGAGTGCGCAAGCGGATTCGGAGCCAGTGAAAACTCAGATTGCTGCTATCGATGCACAGATCGGGGCGCGGAAATCACATAACGATACCATTCTGCAGGCTGCTGACATGATGCTCAAGGGCCACAAGACCAAGAACGATATCGAGGGCGGGCATCACAAGATGCTGATGGACGTACAGGATCGGATACTTGAGAAAGAGTCGGCTGCTAGGGAAAATCTGGCCGCAGGTCAGAGCGGTGTAGGGCAAAATGGAGCTTCGTCAACTCCCGGAGCCTAGCAATGGTCAATGATAGGGAAAGGGCTGTCATCATGCACTGTGTTGAGCATGGTTTGATGACAGCTGAAATTGGATTGTTCCGAGTGGTGGAGATTACAGCCCCACCAGAAACAGAACGATTGCTAAAACGTATCAAGGCTCGGCAAAAGGTAGATGATCTTCACCATGCTCCCTGCTGCCCTGCCAATCACTGGCACAAGATGCGTCTTGTTTTCCAACCCTGCAATTGTGGAGCAGCTAGATGCAACTCCCCCAAGACTACGGCCCAGAGGATTTCCTGAGCTGGTTCCACAACCCAATCACCGAGAGTTTTCTGCATAGCCTGCGAGAGGACAAGCAGGAGATAATGGAAGCGTGGGCGCGACGTGCCTACACAGGTGAAAACGAGGGGCAGACTCTGCAGCTGAATGCTGTGGGGTTGGCTCAAATCAAGACTATTAACGAGTTGCTGCAGAATCTGGAAGATAGTGCTGAGTCGGCACGTGGTCAGATTGCAGAAAAGAATAGGAGTAAGTGATGATACGAGACGATAACGAACCAGTGGCAAAAGAATACCTCCAACCCGGATGGCGTTCCCTTAACAAAGGCCCCAACCCAGCCAACAACTCCGGCTTCCGCGCCACAGGCCACCGCATCCTTCTCATCACAGAGGAAGTGGAAGAAGTAACTTCCGGCGGGATTGTGCTGGTAGCAAAGACAGTGGTGGCTGAAGCTAACCGTGCACAGGTTTGCACCGTGCTGGAGATTGGTCCGGATGCGTGGGCGGACAAGAGCACTGACTACTGCGAGCTTGGGGATCGAGTGCTCATCGGACAGTATGTGGGCAAGATGCATGAATCTCCGGTGGATGGAAAGACCTATCGGTTTGTTAGTGATCTGGACATTATCTCTCCACTGCCCCGAAGGAAAGCAAATGAGCACGCAAATCAACCTGCATGTGTCACTGACTACCAGTGACTACAGGGCAACGGATATGATGCAGAATCATCCAGACGCACTTAAACTTGCCTTGGAAGATGCTGTTGAAAGGATACTTCGAGAACAAGGTTATGCAAACCTTTACCTGAAGATCACAGACGGCCCACGAGTTGAGTTGGCTTGATGAGCACTCAAGCCAACTTCGATGTGCGAATTTTCGATGTAGAGCCGGGCATCGAAGAGGAAGTCTGGGAGCGAGTAAGTGCTGCCCTGGTAAAAGCCGTTCGGGAGGTGCTGGACGCTGAAGAAATCTCCTCTGTGTCGATTGTACTCCGAGGCCCGGAGATTCTCAGTTTGTTTAACTAGTTTTCAACCGTTATTACTATTTAGTAATCCCGGTAAATAACCGTAGTTCCATAACTGGAGTTATCATGTCGAATCAGTACTTGCCGCATCAGCAACGTGTTATTGATGAAAAAACAGAACTCGACATGAAACTGATCGCTCTGACAAGTTTCTTTTCTACCGATATCTTTAAAGGGCTGAATCAAAAAAATCAAGATCTCCTGACTTCGCAGGAAGTCGCAATGGATGAGTATTCTCAAATCCTCGCTGAACGCATTTCCCTGTTCTAATTAATTTATCACAGTTCCATAACTGGAGTTATAGCAATGAGCTTTTTGCTGCGTAAGCTGTTGGGCCATCACGTCAGAGCGGAAGGTGATGATGCTGGTGGTGGGGCTGATGACCACCTCTCCAGAGAGCAGGAACTCGAAGCCTCTCGTCGGGGCTGGATACCCAAGCACAAGTACACCGGCGAGGAAGGCAAGTGGAAGGATGCAGCTACCTTCCTGGCTGATGGGGCCAAGTACAATCGCAACCTGCAGACAGAGCTGGCGACAGTTAAAAAGCAGCTTGCTGAGTTCCAAGGCACGGCTAAGGAATTCGCAGCCTTCCAGCAGCGGCAGATCGAGGCTCGGGACTCCCAAATTGGTGAGTTAGTACGTGACCTCAAGCGCCAGCAACGTGAAGCCATTCGTGACGGCAACGACGACATGGCGGATTCGATCGAAGACCGCCTCGATATCCTGAACGACGAGCGCGCGAACGTCAAACAGCAGATTGAAAAGCAAAAACAAACTCCCGCTGGCGACCGTCCCCCGGTTATTGATGAGAATGGCAACACCAACGACCCTGTCGTGCGTGCCTGGATCGACAACGGCAACCAGTGGTTCAACGAGAGCAAGCCGATGCGGGATTACTGCTTCGCCCTGGCTAATGAAGCCATCGCTGCCGGTGAAACCAAGCGCGGCCTCCCCTTCCTGAACCTGATGCGGGAGAAGATGGAAGAAGCCTTCCCGATGAAGTTCAAGAAGGCTGGCGATCCGACCGCCAGAGGGAACATGAGCGAATCCGGGGGCGGTGGTGGCGGGGATGGTCGCAGCTATTCAGTAAATGATCTTCCTGAAGCAGATCGTGAGTTGATGAAAACCGGCATCCGGCAAGGTTGGACCTCCGAAGCGACCTTCCTGAAGAATTACTTCTCCGACGAGCCCCACATTCACCGCACTGCTCCGAAGAAGAAGTAACCACTTCCTTTTCAGCACTTCCCCTACAACTCTCCAAAGGCTATTCTCATGGCTAACGAATCAAAGACCGCCGCCGCCGGGTTCCAACGTGCTCCCGACGCCGATACCAACCGTCTCTTATCCGCTCGCCGCCAAGGACGGGCCCTTCGCGAAGCACGCGAAGATGGCACAGCCCCACGCGAACGAGAAAATGATTTAGGAGGTTTGTCCCTCCAGCTCGACGTCCACGGCGAGATCCCAGACCATAAGCTTTCCTGGGTGAACGACGAGAACGGTGCAATCGAAGGCAAGCTGCAACAGGGCTTTGACTTCGTCACCCAGGACGAGTTATATGCAAAACAGGCCAAGATTGTCCCTGACGAAGAAATCTCGAATGTCATCTCGCGATTCGTTAAGGGCACTCGTTCAGATGGCCAAGCGCTCCGCGCATACTTATTGAAGTGCCCCAACGACGTTTGGGCTGAAATCGAATCGCGCCGGTATCGGGCTGCAGACAAATGGGACGCGGACATCCGTAGGCAAGCAGAATCCCCGGAGCAAGGTTCCGGCATGCGCAGCCTTCGTAATATGCGAACCGAAATCGACACTGGCTACAAGAAGGAATACCAGCTAGGAGAAGGCGCAAAACAACGCGGCACCTCTGGCGAGTAATCTGCAACTTGGGGCTGGGTCGGCCCCTCTCAACAAACCCTTACTTCAGGGAGACCCACAATGGCAAACTTTGTCCAGCCTCGTGGCTTCGTTCCCGCTCGCTACCTTAACGGTGCAGCGTGGAGCGGAGGCGCGAATATGTATCACATCCCCGCAGCAGACACGAACCAGTACAATCCTGGTGATGTGGTGCTGTCGGCCGCAACAGGCGCAGCTGCTAACGGTATTCCGAACGTTACGAAGAACACCACAGGAACTGGTGTAATTCGTGGTGTGGTGATCGGTTGCCTCGTAGCGACTCCGAACCTTCCTTCCCTGGTTGGCACGAACCTGGACCTCACGGTACAGAACATCCCGGCGACCAAGACCAAGGACTACTACGTCCTCGTGGTTGACGATCCCAAGGTTGTGTTCCAGATCCAGGACGACGGTATCACTACCGCCAACTTGGTAGCGGCGAGTGTGGGCCTCAACGCCAGCTTCACCGTGACCAACCCCACGGCACCGTCGCAGAACTCGGCTACGGTTCTGCTCTCGTCCTCGTTCGCAGTGAACGCCGGCCTGACCGTCAAGCTCTTCGGCCTGTCCCAGATTCCGAACAACGCGTTCGGTGCTAATGCAACCTGGGATGTTATCTTCAACCAACACGAATTCCAGGGCAATACCGCCGGGGTTTAATAATTTGGGCTTCGGCCCTTAGAGGAGAATTACCATGCCAGGTATTGTTAATACAGGCTCCTACCCCAAGGGACTATGGGAAGGGGTTAAGAGCTGGTGGGATTCGGCAGCTCCGGGTGCGCCCGAGTTTGCCCCCATGATGTTCAAGAAGTACGATTCGGAGAAGAACTACGAAGAGTACGTTCAGTCGGTTGGTCTGGGTCTGGCAGTGTTCAAGCCGGAAGCACAGCCGATCAGCTACGACACGATGCAGCAGGGTTTCCTCACCCGTGGCACCAACGTCGCCTATGGCCTGGGGATCATCGTCACCCACGAAGAGCTGAAGGATAACCTCTACGTGAAGCTGACCCAGGGTCGTGTTGAACGCCTCCGTCGCGCCTTCCGTGAAACGAAGAACATCAACGCGACGAACGTGTTCAACCGGTCCTTCAATGCCACGTATGCTGGTGGTGACGGGGTCAGCTTGCTCAACACGGTTCACCCGAACTTTTCTTCGGGCACGTGGCAGAACAAGATGGCGATCGACGCGGCGCTGTCCCAGGCCGCTGTTGAGGACATGTTGATCCTGATGATGCAAGCCAAGGACGATCGCGGCTACATCGAACCGTTGACGGGGGACAAGCTGATCGTTCATCCGAACAACATCATGAATGCTGACCGGATCTTGAAGACTGGGAAGGCCGTTGGTAATAACAACAACGACATCAACCCAATTGAGACAGAAGGTTATCTGATGGGTGGTCGGGTGAGCAACCCCTATCTGACCGCAGCCGACCCGTGGTTCATCACGACCAGTATTCAGGATGGGATGATCTGGCAAGAGCGTGAGCCGCTGGAAATCTGGGAAGATAATGATGCAGACACAAGGAACTACAAAGTTGGCGCTTACGAACGCTACACATTCTTGTGGGCTAACCCCCGCGGCTTGTACGGTTCGAACGCAGCA